GTGGAATCGGAGACGTTATTCAAGCTGAAAAGAAATTAACTAGATCTCAGAGAGATACATTATATGCTGCTAACGTAAACCCAATTGCTACCTTCCCAGGTCAGGGTATTAACGTATTTGGTCAGAAAACATTACAGAAAAAGAAATCTGCTCTTGATAGAGTAAATGTTAGAAGACTATTAATCGAACTTAAGAAGTTTGTAGGAGATACTTCTAGAACTTTAGTATTCGAACAAAACACCACTACTACTAGAAATGCATTCTTGGCACAGGTCAACCCTTACTTAGAATCAGTAGTTCAGAGACAAAGTCTTTATGCTTATAGAGTAGTAATGGATGATAGTAACAACACACCGGATGTAATCGATAGAAATCAATTGATCGGTCAGATCTTCATTCAACCAGCTAAAACAGTTGAATTCGTAGTACTTGACTTTACAATTGAACCAACAGGAGCAACATTTGGAGGATAATTTAATTTTACAATATTTATAATAAAGCAATAAAATGGCAGTATTAGACCCAAATGAAATAATGTTTAGAGCCTTTGAACCAAAGGTACAGAATAGATTCGTAATGTATATCGACGCTATTCCATCCTTCATGGTCAAAAACGTAACGGCTCCAAACTTCGAAGACGAGGAAGTCAAACTCGATCATATTAACACATATAGAAAAATTCGTGGAAAAAGAGAATGGGGTAACATGGACATGACATTATATGATCCAATTACACCTTCTGGTGCTCAAGCAGTAATGGACTGGGCAAGACTATCCTACGAATCAGTAACTGGTAGAGCTGGTTATTCAGATTTCTATAAAAAAGATTTGACTCTTAATATTTTAGGACCCGTAGGTGATATTGTATCCGAATGGATTATCAAAGGAGCATTTATTACTTCTATGGAACAAGGTTCATTTGACTGGGCTACTTCAGACGTAGCTGAACTTGGAATTACAGTAGCAATGGATTACTGCGTCCTTAACTACTAAGACCTACTTAATTACTAATAAGCCCTCCTTTATGGAGGGTTTTTTGTTTATGTATGAAGGAAATAGATAGTATTTTAATAGAAGGTGACAGTTGGGGATGCGGAGCATGGGCAGTAGTTAATCCTACTGAAGAACTTCATAAAGGTAAAGTTAACACTACTTACGGACTTTACCATTCAGGTATAGAAAAATACTTTATAGACTTTTACAGTGAAATTGGAGTAATGAACTTATCTGATCCTGGTAAAGCTCTCAAAAATTATTTTCTTAAAAGTTTTACTAAACCAAGTATTTGTATAGTTTATGTTACTGATCCTTTAAGAAACTTGACTGAATATGAACTTAAGTACATAAAATCTTATGATCAAATGCAACTTTATTCTCAAAAAGCTCTTGAATTTGAACTTTCAAGATGGAGTATTTTTGATTTTCCTATTTACCTGTTAGGAGGAATTAGTAAAATAACTAATGAAATGGTAGATAAATACCCTAATATAGAGGTTATAATCCCTAGCGTACTAGAATTTTTGTTGCCTGAAATTACTCATCCCCCATTTTGGATTAGCTCAGAATGGCTACAATACGTATCTGATGACATAGACTCTGTAAGCATAAAGAAAATAGTAGATACTAGCGAATGGCAACTTACCTTAGAGAATGGCCCTGATGGTCAAAAGTATTTTTATCCTGACGGCGCCCACCCTAACCACTTAGGTTATCTTAAAGTTTTTAATTATATTGTTAATTTTCTAAAAGACAAAGGATACCATTTACCTACAGATAAAGACTTAATTTAGTAGGTTCTAAAAGTTATTTTTTATATATTTATATATAACTAAAGTTATAACTAATAAAATTTATGGAAAAACAAAACAAATTTCCTAGTGAAATTGTAGATTTACCCTCTAAAGGCTTATTGTATTCAGAAGATTCACCTCTAAGATCCGGGAAAATAGAGATGAAATACATGACTGCAAAAGAAGAGGATATCCTTACAAATCAAAACTATATTCAGAGAGGTATAGTTATTGATAAACTCCTTAAAGCTCTTATAGTAGACAGTAGTATAAACTATAATGAACTTTTAACTGGTGATAAAAACGCTCTTTTAGTAGCAGCCAGAGTATTAGGTTACGGTAAAGATTATGAATTTAATTATTTAGGAGTAAAAGAGACAGTCGACTTATCTTTACTTAAGAATAAAGAAACTCATAAAGACCTTAAAAAAGCAACTAAAAACGAATTTGAATATACCTTACCTACTACAGGTAATACATTAACATTCAAATTATTAACTCATGGAGATGAAAATAAAATTCAACAAGAGTTAGATGGTGCAAAAAAAATTAATAAAGATAATTCACCTGAGCTTTCTACTAGATTAAAGCATATGATTATTTCAATAGACGGTAATGGTGATACTAAAACTATAAGAGAATTTGTAGATAATCAGTTTCTTGCAAGAGATTCTAGAGCATTTAGAAAATATGTAGGAGAACTTCAACCAGATGTTGACTTAAAGTTCTATCCTACCGGTGCAGAGGAGGGCGTCGATATACCGATTGGCATTACCTTTCTTTGGCCTGACTCCAACATATAGGGCTAGCATATTTACTCAGATACACGAAATAGTATTTCATGGTAAAGGAGGTTATGACTATGATACTATTTATAATATGCCTATATGGTTGAGAAAGTTTACCTTTCAAAAAATTAATGAATTTTACGAGAAAGAAGCTGAAGCAGCAGCTAAAGCATCTGGTAAATCCACCAACAAATCTATGCCGAGAGGACCGGCAATCAAACAACCTTCTTATACGTCAAAGGCTTCTAACAAATAGAGGCCTTTACTATTTATATAAAAATATACCTTAGTGGCTACACCGGAAGAGATTAAAAGAGCGAAAGAGCTTGAAGCTATAGAGCAGAGAAGAAGAGATATTGCAAGAGAAATGCAAGGTATATCTGCATCTCAAGCTTATACTCGTGATTCTGTATCCCAAGCTGCCGCATTGACTGATTATGCCCGTCAGCTTACGGAGGAAATGAAAGAGCAGGCTGGTATTCGCAGAGGCCGTAGCGAAGTAGATAAATCACTTCTAAGTATTTCCCAACAGTTACAACAATCAGCTCAAAGAGTAACCTCAGAACTCGGTAATGAATATAAGGTACAGCAGCAAATAGCTAAAGATCAAGAACTTCAACGTAAAATTGAAATTGAAATAGCTAATGTCCGTAACTCGATGGCTACTGAAAACTCAGCAAGAGTTGCAGAAATTCGTTCCATAGAAAGTGATATAGCTAGTCAGATACGAGAACAAAATTCTCTCAAAGCAATACAAGAGGGTAATCAACTAAGATTAGCAGAACTTAAAAAAGAGGGAGGTCACCTTAATGATAAGGAAATAGAAGATTTAACTAAAACTATTGAGTTAGATAAAACTAAACTTAAAAATTTAGACCAAGCAATTGCTAAAAGAACAGACGAGTTAGATATAATTAAGGCTTCTACTCCTGCTGGTGAACAAAGGTTAAATACCCTTTATAAACAGCTTGATACTATAACTGATATACAAGGTATACGTGAAGCTGAACTGGAAACTCAAAGAAAAATTACTCAAGCAACTGGTGTAACAGGAGCTGTAGTAGGAGGACTTGGCGGTATTATGCAACGTCTTGGAATGAGATCTGGTATCTTTAACCAGGCTATGGACGACTCTAAAGAGGCTATGGAGGCAATGGCCGGCGAAGGAATAAAAGCAGGTAAAGCTGTTAGTAAGCTAGCAGTAGCTATGAAAGGTATAGGTATACTTGCCGACGCTGCAGCAAAAGTACTTAGAGACCCGGCAGTAGTTATAGGAGCCATAGTAGATGGTTTCTTTAACTTAAATGAAGCAGGTGTAGAATTTGCTCAGATGACAGGAGGTGCAGCTGATGCAATGCATGGAGTCAATACTGAAGTTTCTACTGCTGTAGACATGCTTAAAACTGCTTCGGCTGTTACTAGAGAGTTGGGACTTAATGCAGCGGCAGTATTTACTCCTAAACAGGTAGGGCAGGTATCAGATTTATCTACTTTACTAGGCTTAGGTGATGCAGCAGCAGGACGTCTTGCCCTAACGATGAAAACCACAGGTAAGTCCGCCGAACAGATAGCTGAAGGAGTTTATGAGACTGTTAGTGCATTGAATGCAGCTGGAAAATCAGCAGTTGCACCTAGACAGGTACTGGATGACGTACTTACAGCATCAGAAGACATTACTCTATCTTTAGGTAATAATCCAGATAAATTAGCAGCTGCTGCTACAGCAGCACGTAAGTTTGGAATGTCTTTATCTCAAGTAGATAAAATTGCTGAAAGTCTATTAGACTTTGAATCTTCTATTGAGGCTGAATTAGAGGCACAATTACTTACTGGTAAAAATATAAACATGGCTAAAGCTAGAGAGTTAGCTCTCAATAACGACTTAGCCGGATTAGCATCAGAATTAGAAAGTCAAGGAGTATCTGCAGTTGAGTTTTCTAAAATGAATAGAATTCAGCAGGAAGCTACGGCAAAGGCTTTAGGAATGAGTAGACAAGAACTTTCTAAAAGTTTACTTACTCAAGAGGCTCAAGCAAATATGACTGATGAGCAGTTGGCTGCCGCAAGAGGAGTAACCTTAGAAGAATCTAAAAGAATAAGCATTCAAGAAAGGATACAAAAGCAATTAGAGAAATTACAGTTAGCCTTTGCTCCAATATTAGAAGCATTAGTTCCTATTGTAGAAATGTTATCTAACGCATTAAACCCTATTCTTGCTTTAGCGGGAGGTTTAGGTAAACTATTAGCATCTGCTATCAAATTAAAGCCTGTTATGTTTGCTCTTAAAGCAGCAGCAGCAGGACTAGCAGCAATTACGTTAACTAATATGGCTGCTTCTTTTCTTGCTCAAGGAAAGTCAATATCATTCTTAGTTAAAAAGCAAGCAATGTTAAATAAAGGTATGATTACTACAAAAAATCTTACCTTTGGTCAAACATTAGCTATTAAACTTAACACTGCAGCACAAACCGCACAGAATTTTGCTATAGGAGTTGGAAATAGACTTATGAAGCTAGGCGCAGCAGGTATAGGTAAATTAACTCAATTTTACAATTACCTTAGAGCATCCGTAGTGGGAGAAACCGTTGCTAAATATGCAAATATAGCAGCTGAAAACGCTCTAAAATTAGCTCGATTTTTAGGTATTACCGGATTAATTACTTCTATAGGTAAATATTTTACTGAAACAGCAGCAATTGGAGCAAACACAAAAGCTAAATATGTAGCAGCTGGTGCATCTAGAGCTTTAGGAACAGCAGGAACAGCAGCCGCAGGAGGAATGGCAGCAGCCGGTGCTGGATTAGGAGCATTTGGAGCAGCCGCCGCCCCCGCAGTACCGATTATATTAGCTATTGGTGGAGCACTTCTAATGGCATCACCAGCTATATATGCATTAGGAACTATGATAACAGGACTTGCCGAAGTAATTGGTAACGTATTAATGAAAGCATTAGAAATGCTTCCTTCTATTATATACTCAGTTGCTGATGGATTTACTATTATGTTAGGAGCAGTTACTTTAGAAAAAGTAGCAGCATTAGCATTAATGGGTCCTGCTCTATTTTCTGTAGGGACTGGTCTATCTTTCTTATCGGCAGCAGCACTAACGGCAATCCCGGGATTAGCAGTATTAGGTACTTTAGCTCTAATGGGTGATAACTTATTGAATGCCGGTAATGGTATAAAACTAATAGCTGATAACATTGGTAAAATGTCTGATGCTATAGCTAACTTAGATTTAGCTAATCTTGAGAGATTAGAATCTCTTATGGAAACTTCTGCTCTTACTATGCCTGCAATAGCAGCAGCAGGACCAGCTGCAGCAGCAGCTATAAATGCAGTAGGTGGTGGAGGACAAGATCAATCTGAAGATAAGGTTGTATCTAAAATACAAGAACTTATTGACCTAGTAGGTTCCGGTCAAATAGTAGAGTTAAAATTAGACTCAGATACTATTACTAAACAACAAATGATTTCATTATCAAAGGGTAAATAAAAACTATTTATAACAAACTAATAAATTTATTATGGCACACGATTCTCTATTAAAAGCTCTCCAAGATGGAAAACAAGGAGGTGGTATACAAGGTTTAGGCGGAGTAAGACCTGCTAACTATGCCGGTTCATCTGCTACCTCTCAACTCCATGCTCAAGGAGAAAACACAGAAGATCCAAATCCAACTACTAACAAACAAGCTCAAGCAACAAACTTGAATTTTAAGTCAGCAGCTGGTCATTCTCAATTCGATATAGACGGACTAACTCCAGAGAAGTATTTAGATCATCCAAGACAGTAATACTCTATAAATGCCTGGACGAGAAGATTTAGGTAAGCCTTTAATTAGTCTTACTACGGACCTTAAGTCTCTGAAGTATACTTTAGTATCTGAAACTACAGGTAAGACTTCGGGTAAGGACCCGTATGTTACTAAATCAATAGACGGTAAAGACAGCTTACCTTCTAGTCAAATAACTGCTCGTACAGACGATCTTAAAAGATTTACTAAATTTGGATTAGATAAACCAGGGCAAAAATTTGCTACTAATCAAGCTATTCTAGGAGTACATCCAGTACAAATCGCTGCAACAGCAGCCTCTCTTCTTGCACAAGTTCCAGTAAATGGTACAGGTACACATTTTATAAACGGATTTATAAAAGATACTTACTTACAAAAAGATATTGGACAAGGAACAGCTTTAGGAAGATTTTTAGTAGATAATTTAGGAATAAATAACTTAAATGGAGCTGGTAGAGCATTACAAGGTAAAACTATAATTCAAGATAACGAAGGTCAAGAATTTTTTAGACCTAATGCTGAAGATAAACTTCAAGATAGAAATAGTAAGTTTGATCTTAAACCTGGAAGTGATGAAAACGATTTTATTACTCCTCTAATAAACCAATACCTTAGGTCTGATATAGTTGCTATTGGCGAAGCAGTAGCTTTTACTGTTAAAGGTCTTATCTCAAAAAACAAAGCTGATCAACAACAAGGTAAAAAGAAAGATTTAAGTAATATATTTAAGTCTAGTCCTCTCAACTTAGGTCAAGAAGGTTATAGAACTGAGAAAGAAGAAGATACTTTTGATCATGAAAGTATACAATCTGAATTAAAAGGACCTGAATCACCTGATAAATTTGTTCAGTCTGGGACTGAAGATGTAGAGGGCAGACCTATCATCAAAGGTACTCCTGAAGGTGAAAATGCTAAGATAATTTCAGATAATGATGGCGGTAGAGGATTTACTCCTAACTCTCCATCTTTTCTAGAAAATAAAGAATCAAGTACTTCTATCAATGTGGAGGGAGAAGAAAAACCTCTTAAACCAGAAATAAATGTAGAAGAAGATTCTTACCTGAAAAAAGGAGGATTAGAGAGCGGTAGAAGAGTAGTAGCAACTAATAGAGGACAAGACGGATTTAATTCGGATCAATACGCACAATATAGTCAAAATAACCGATTAGATAGAGAAGAAGAAGCCAGATCAGATCTTAATGATACCTCAATAGTTAACACTTATTATAGATCTGCTAATATTACTGATGTACGTTTTGATCAGGATGATGCCGCTTCAGCAGGAGGAGCAGGTAGAGCACAAGAAGGTAACGTAGACGGTAGAAATATAGTCAAAGGAACTCCTGATGGTGAGAATGCCAAGATAATTAGAGATAACCAACTTACTAATGGCCAGGCTTTCAACGATGACTTTGTACAAGCTAAAGGTTATTTCTCAGCTAGAGATCAAGAAGTAGTAACTGATGGTCCATCAATCAATCCTAATATTTCTAAAGAAACAGTTGAAAATCCACCTAGTGCCGGCCGTATTATAGGGAGTCTAGGTACTGAATACGATACTGCAACTGAAGGATTTGTTACTAGAACTGAAGATGAAGACGGAAACCCTTTAATAGTTCAAGGTGAAAATGTAGACCCAGGAACTGTACCTACTACTAATCTTAAATACTTCCAAGACGATTACGAAGAGTACGGTCTTGATTTCGACTCAGGTCAAATTACAGGTGCTGATGGTAAAGGAGGACGAGTAACTAAGTTAATTGATTTTCGTAGAATAAGAAAAGATAGTAAATTAACTAATATACCAGGAGGTATACAGCAAGGTGAAAATGGATACGATTCTAAATCTGACATATCACCTATAGATTATACTACCCAAGATATAGAAGTAAGATTGGGTATGGCTAAAGGTAGACAGAAGTTTACTGATGAAGTACAAGCTGATTACATTAACTCATTAGGTATTACGGCAAACGATACAGTTATAAGTAATACAACTGATAGACCTGACCCAGAATACCTCACTAAGGATATTATTCCTTTCGAAATCGTTTCTTTAACTCCTGAAAGTAGTACTTTTTTATATTTTAGAGCATTTCTAGATGATTTTTCTGATGATTTTACAGGTAACTGGTCAGGAGAAAAATTTATTGGAAGAGGAGAAGAATTTTATACTTATCAAGGCTTCAAAAGAGATATAAGCTTTAGCTTTAAGATAGCAGCTTTTACAAGCAGTGAACTTATTCCTCTGTATAGAAAACTTAACTTCCTAGCAGGGACTACTGCTCCTACTTATAATTCCGAAGGATCATTTATGAGAGGAACTTTGACTGAAATAACTATTGGAGATTATCTATATCGTCAAGAAGGGTTTATTTCAAAAGTAGGTTTATCATGGAATAATTCTTATGCTTGGGAAATCGATTTATATGAGCAGAATCTACCTAAAGTACCTACAGTACTTGAAGTTAGTGTAAGCTTTACTCCTATTCATAAATTTAATCCAACTTCTATTCCGAATCTTATCAACGGTGAAGGTTTGTATATGGGGTATAATTTAAGTCAATGATAAAAAGATATAAAAATATAGAAAAACTTGTAGATAATCAAGGAATTCGCTATATTAAGAATGCGATATATCCAGATATTCCTATTGACCCAGAGGATACTTATGTTATTACAACCGGTGGAGATAGATTTGATATATTAGCACAGCAGTTTTATAATGATAGTTCGTTATGGTGGGTAATTTCATCGGCTAATGTATCAAAAACTGATGGATTAATAGTAAAACCTGGTGTACAACTTAGAATACCGTATAATATATCTCAAGTATTAGACGATTTCGAAAGAATAAATAAAGAAAGGTAATGTCAACTAAAGGTCAAGTAGGAAGCAGAGTAAAACCTGACTTGATAGATCAGTTGAATCAAAGGTCAGCAGCATTTAGTAAGGATGTTAAAACTAGAGATCAACTGACCTATATCAATAGTAATACCGCATGGGTTAAACTTAGATCTGCAGTAAATCAAATCGACCCAGACGAGTACAAAAAACTAGATAAAGCTAGAGTTGACGGTGAAGTAAGCAGAAAACTTAAACATAATGCTGTCCTAGCTCAGGCTTATGTACTTCAAGGAGGCACTAGATCTACATCTAAAGAATCAGTCTATGGTAGAGAAAGAGCAGGAATATCAAGAGAACCTAATACTATAAACGTTAATAGGGCTTACAATAATTTTCCTAATGGCCTAGGCTATAGACCTATGCCCGGTATAACTGGCTTGAGTGTAAAATCTAAAAATACATACGGTACTTTATTAGAAGCTGTAGTAGATATAAAAGTTTTTAGTCTAGAAGAACTAGAAGCCATAGAATTTTTATATTTTAGACCAGGTTATACTGCCTTACTAGAATGGGGACATTCAATTTATTTAGACAATGATGGTAATATAGTAACAGCTCAAAATACCGGCCTTACTGACACTGAATGGTTTTCAAAAAACGATAATAATGAAATTGATAAAGCTATAAACGATAAAAGAGCATCCGCGCAAGGTAATTACGATGGAATGTACGGCTTTATTACTAATTTTTCATTTGATTATAATGAAGATGGGAGCTATGACTGTACGGTTAAAATTATCTCTAGAGGAGTAATCTTAGAAGGACTGCAACCTTCTTCAACATCGGACTATGTAGAAGATTCAGATAATGATAAGGAAGATACTATAGAGAGGGATAAGAGTTTATATCATTTCTTATTTTATTATACTGCCTTAGGAGCATCCAGAGGTCAAAGTACTTTAGATAAACATTTAAGTAGGAACAAAAAACAAACAAGCAGTATAGCGAATCATATAAAAAAATCACAAGACTATATAGTAGGAGATGAAGAAGCAACTCTAAGATCATACGGAGATATTCCAGTATATACTACGGATATAGAAATGGAAGTAGATGAAAATTGGTTTTTTGATAAAGATATTTCACTTCAATTTTTACACTTGGGGGATTGGTTACGTATTTTCAACACCTGTAATATAATTACTGATCCTGCTAACGATTATAAGAAACGTACTAACGATTACTTATTTGATATTAACCCAGGAAATAAGTACACCACTTACCCAGATCATTACTCTATAGATCCTATAGTTGCATACCCAACTGCAAAACCTCAAGGAAAATTAGGCAGTGGAGAAAGAATAAAAGAAAAATGGTATAAGTCTTCGGTAGTAGATAACGACGTAGTAAAAGAAGCTATATGTTATTATGATGGTCCTGGATTCGCCAATATGGATCTACACAAATTATGGACAGCAACAGTAAAAGGTGATCTAGATAGATATGGAGGTACTGATGATGTTCTTAGTATTCCAATTTCTACTTATACTGTTCAGCAAGAAATTGAAGCTCTCATTGGTTCTAATACTTCTAGGGTTTCTTTATTTGATGTTTTGGAAAACCTTCTAGATAAAGTCTCATCAGCCTTAGGAGGTATAGTAGATTTAGATTTATTCTATAATTATGAAAGAGAGAGATATCAAGTAATAGACAGAAATCATAGAATTCCAGAAAGTCTCCCTACTATTAACCTTACAGGATTAAGTTCTATCGCAACTAACCTTCAAGTTAGTAGTACTATATCTAGTAATATAGCTACTCAAATAGCTATTGCTGCCCAAGGTAACTCAGGAAACTCATCTGATAATTTAGCAGTTATGATGGAATGGAACAGAGGTGCTATAGATAGGCATACACCATTCCGCTCTACTTCTAATGAGAAAGATGATAAAAAGAAAGAAAAAAGAAAAGCTAAATTTTTGAAAAACTTGAGGTTACTTTATACTCAATTTGGTAATAAATCTATTTTTAGAGACCATAAGTATAACCCTGAGTTAGTGAGTTCAATAAGAACTGAAGCTAAAAAACATCAGGTTGGTTTATTAAAAAAACACCAAACTTCTACAGGATCACCTCCTACAGGAGTCGTCCCAGTCGAACTATCTTTTGAAATTTTGGGAATACATGGATTTCTAATAGGAACTGCTTTTAAGGTAAATAAAGGATTTCTACCATCTAAATACGATAACTGGGCTTATATAGTTACTGGTATTAGTCACACTATTCAAAATAATAAGTGGTATACAACTGTGAAAACTCAATTTTTCCCTGACAGAAGTGCTGAACCAGTAGATTTAGGTCAACAAGGTCTATCACTTCAACCATCCTCAAATTTTGCTGAAAGTTTAGCTGTTTCTGACGAGGAATTTACTGAAGCAGTACTTAACGACCCAGCTCCTGTAATAAACTCAGACAAAAATGGTAGGACCGGTTATAGTAGTTCTCCTGTATGGAGAGATGTATATAGAAAAGGCTTTCAAAACGGGCACTTAGATCAAAAAGATGAAAACGTACTTGTATTTATTGGGGAATATTTAGGAGCTAATCCTTTATATCAAAACCCAAGAAATAATAATAAACCTGAATATATGCTCCATCCTGATGCAGCAAGAGCATGGTTTAGATGGAGATCAGAAATGCAGTCTAAAGGTATTAAATATAGGGTCTCTAGTGCATACCGTAGTCAAAGACATCAATCAGGACTAGGAGGAGGTAAAACAGTAGCATCACCTGGTAAATCACCACATGGAGTAGGGGGAGCATTAGATTTTGCTAACCTTTATCAGTTAGTAGGAGGTTCAGGTAACCCTAAAGTTAATTTAACTAGGGGTAGATTAACAGCAGAATATAAACAACTAGCAGAAATAGGTGCTAAATACGGATGGTACAATCCATGGCGTTTATCTGATAATAGTGGTACTGATGAATGTTGGCATTTTGAATATTGGGGAGATGTAAAAGGAAGTAAAGATGGCGTATTTACCTAAACATAAACAGAAAAGCACTGAGGAAATCGGAGGTATATTAAAAGATTTACTTACCGGCCAAGTTTATAATGGGCCTTCAGTAAGAGATTTCCTAGGTAATTTCTACAAAGGTAAAGAATACAAATCAGATGCTGAGCAGTTAGAGTTTGTACCTACTTGGGAAGAATTAGAATCTGATTCCGAAAGAGGTGTTCCTATAGCAAGAACTTTTGATACTCCTTCTTCAACTGATTACCAAAAAGGTACTTTTACTAGATATTTTGTAAAAGAAGCAAACTCTGGAAAGATAACTGAGGTAAATCACAAAACTTTTATAGCACTTCAGAAAGAAGGTAAGTTTAATCGCAGGGTTATAAAGATAGTGTGGTATATTACCGGTAATCCTGAAGACGAAATAATAAACGGTTATTTATATCCTGGTACTAAAGCAAAAAATCAAGATGTAATAAATCAAGCTGAAAAATTACTACCAGGTATTGGCGCTCAAATACTTAAAGACCCTGGACAGTTTGTAGTTAGATAAAATTATCTTATATTACATAAAAGGTTTTAAGTGTTTTATATAGTAGAACAAGATACTAAATTAGAAAGTTTAGAAAAGTTAGTAAGATTAGGAGCATTTGTTGATGTTATCCCTACTAACTATGATTACCATCCTAAACTTAGTTCTACTGTTGCAGTATATATTAGATTACTTAAATCTGATTATGGTTTTATTATTCCTATAGATCATAACGAAGGTATAAACATAGATAAAGAGCGTGTATTCAATCTGCTTTCTAAGACTAGTAAGTTGTATACATTAAATAAAAAGAATCTTCTCTATCACTTTAATTTACAGGATGCAATAGATTTATCTTTACTTTATTCGATGAATAAGTTTGATAAGTTGGAATATTCATACGATTTATCTTCATTTTATAATAAGTATAGAGACTATAAAGATATTAATAAAATTATACCTATATCTAAACTTTATGAATCTTGTGAAAAAGTATTTAACAAAGTTAAAAACACCATGGATTTTGATATCCCAGACAGTTTTGACTTCTACAATAAAACTGCAACTAATGTTTTCTTTTTAATTGAGAGTCAAGGTATACAAGTTAATTATGAAGCTTACAAGGAACTTTTCAAACCAAGAGATCCTCTTTACAACACTGTTAATAATTTTGTTCTAACCTCATATAATTTATATAATGTCACATCTAGACCTACTAATGCTTTCAATAGCGTTAATTTCGCTGCTATACCTAAAGGCGAACAATACAGGAAGTGTTTTCGTCCGTCCGGGGATTACTTTGTTGAGTTGGATTTTGATGGTTACCACCTTCGTTTACTTTCTGAGCAGATTGAATATCCTTTATCAGACGAATCAGCTCATAAGCAGCTAGCAAAACAATATTTTAATAAAGAAGAAATAACAGATGAAGAATACAATGAAGCTAAACAGATTAACTTTCACGCAATTTACGGAAAAATACCAGAAAAATACGCTTTTCTCGACGTGTTTGAAAAAATCGACAAATTCATTAAAGGCCTTTGGTCCGAATTTGAAACTAACGGAAGAGTCCTGGCGCCAATTAGTAATAAGCCGTTCACTAAAGAGTTAAAAGATATGAACCCTCAGAAGTTAATGAACTATATTATGCAAAGTTTGGAAACTTCAAGAAACATTCTTATATTAAAAGAAGTACTAAGATTTCTCAAAGATAAAAAGACTAAAATAGTACTTTATACCTACGATGCTCTACTATTCGACTTTCATAAATCGGACGGTAAACAGACATTAGATGAGTTAAAGAAAATTATGGAAGACAATGGTAAGTACCCGGTTAAATTTAAGTACTCAGAAGATTCATTGTTATAGAATAAAAAGATATTTATAAATGATACAAGAAGTTACAAAAGCGGATTTTGATTATGATTTAGATCCGATATACTTTAATGAAGATATGAGCAACAAATTATTCTGTACTTTCGCTACAGAAGAATCACTTAATGATATACTGGATCAAATCCAAGAGAGGTACAAGATTATATACAATAAAATTTTTGTGCTCTATTCTAAATCACAAGATGAGTACATCTGTACCTATAATGTAGATTTCGGTAATATTGGAGCGTTTTTAGAAAACACTATCCTAGTACATAGAAAAAAAGATTCTAACACACTTTACACTATTAATGCTCTTAATACACTTATAAAGGAGCTTAATGGAGGAGTCTTAGATACATCTTATAGAATCAAGTGGCAAGATTACAGAAATTGTATTCTACTTACCAAAGGCCCTGAACTTAAAAGAGTTAATACCAAACTTTTTAAGATAATTGAGTTGGATAATTAATTTATTCTTCTTATATTATTAAAATAAACGTTATAAATAAATTAGTTATATGGACTTAAATGCAATCCGTGCAAAGCTTGATTCGTTAAATAATAACGGACAGCAAAGAGAAAAGACAGACTATTCCACTATTTTTTGGAAACCTGAATTAGGAAAGCAGACGATTAGAATCGTACCTTCTGCTTTTGATCCTGCATTTCCGTTTAAGGAATTAAAGTTCCACTACGGTGTAGGAAAATACCCTATGGTAGCCTTATCAAACTTTGGTAAGCAAGACCCTATCGAAGAGTTCGTAAAAGAACTTAGAAAAACCAACGATAAAGATAATTGGTCTTTATCAGGTAAACTTAACCCTAAAACTAGAATCTTTGCTCCTGTTGTAGTAAGAGGAGAAGAAGACAAAGGAGTTAGACTCTGGGGATTCGGTATTACTATCTATAAAGCATTACTTGCTTTAGCTGAAGATGAAGATATCGGAGACTTTACAGACGTTATTAACGGATGGGATATGGTTGTTGAGCAAGTACAAGGTAATCCTTACCCTGAAACTACTGTAAGAATCAAACCTAAACAAACTCCTCTATCTGATAATAATGATTTAGTAGACAAGTGGTTGAAAGAACAACCTAATCCTATTGAAGTTCATACTGAGTACGATTATGACTTTATTAAGAAGCAACTTCAAAACTATCTTAACCCAGGAGCCGCTGAGGAAACTTCAACAGATAGTAATACAGACAAAACTTTGCCAGAAAGCTTAGGTCAACAGAAATCTGACTTTACTTTGGAAACAGCTACGGCTGGCAACCAAGACACAGTTAGTAAATTTGATGACTTATTTAATGAATAATGGCAAAAAAAGCAGAAACAAAAGCTAGAGCGACTGCTGCAGTTCAGAAGTCGTTTAATCTAGGAAATTTTAAAAAGAAGAAAGGTTATTCTAATGCTTCTGTAAAGTTCAAGGAGCAGGGTTGGATTCCACTATCGAAAGCCTTCCAGGATATAACCTCTTTACCCGGTATTCCTACCGGACACATCACTCTATTGCGTGGACATAGTGATACGGGCAAAACTACTGCCCTAATTGAAGCTGCGGTGAATGCTCAAAAGCTGGGCATTCTCCCGGTCTTCATTATTACTGAGATGAAATGGTCTTGGGAACATGCTAGAGAGATGGGATTACAGTTCGAAGAGACTAAAGATGAGAACGGTAACGTTATCGACTACGAAGGACATTTCCTATATGCAGACCGAGGAACTTTAAATACTATCGAAGAAGTAGCAGTATACATCGCTGATCTTATGGATGAGCAAACTAAAGGCAATTTACCATATGACATGTGCTTCTTCTGGGATAGTATTGGCTCAGTACCCTGTGACCTTTCAGTACGTTCTAATAAGAATAATAACGAATGGAATGCTGGTGCAATGTCTACTCAGTTCGGTAATAACCTAAATCAGAAGATTCTTTTGTCTCGTAAGGAAAACTCTCCGTATACTAATACTATGGTAGCTATCAATAAAGTCTGGACTATGAAACCAGAATCACCGATGGGTCAACCTAAGTTGCAGAATAAAGGAGGTATGTCGATGTGGTATGATGCTACTTTGGTAATCACTTTCGGTAACATTACTAATCCAGGTACCTCTAAGATTAAAGCAATCAAAGCCGGTATGCAAGTAGAGTTTGCTAAACGTACTAACGTTCAAGTCGAAAAGAATCATATCGGTGGAGTACAGTCAAGAGGTCGAATCGTAATGACTCCTCATGGATTTATCCCTGATGAGAAGAGAGCTATCGATAAATATAAAGACGAACATAAAGATCACTGGTTAAAATTAGTAGGTTCAGTAGACTTCGATTTAATTGAAGAAGGAGACTTAGAAGAGACTCCTAT